AAGAGTTCCAATAGTTCAAAACCGGTTAAAGGTGACCTTAGCTTAGAAGAAGTTGAGAACACATTTACCAGATTGAAACGTATTTTATAATTAGGAGAAAAAAATGGCAACAGCAAGAGAAATTATAGATTATGCAGAAGCAGACAATCCAAACGAAATGCGTAACGCATTATATTCTGCTTTGCATGACAAAGTTATGTCACACATTGAAAACCACAAGGTTCAAGTTGCAAAACAATTGATGAACCCATCTGGTCCTTCTGGTGCCACAGCTGAAGATGAGGTTATCTATGCGGCCGAACCAGCTGCAGCAGAATAATTTTGACATATTGGTATAAATATAATTCAAACAATAACAGGGATTACAAATGTCAAATTCGTTTACATATCAAGTAATGAAGGACACAACAGAACATGCAGTTATTAAGTTAACAGGTTCTTTTGATGGCACAGGACAAGAAGCGAACTCAGTTCGTATTCAAGCAAACACATTATATGGTGCTCTAGATTCTTCAAAAGCAAATCTACTTTCATCATCTGCAAATACTGGAGCATTATCATTCTACGGACTATCAGTATTTCGTGTATGGTATGACTGCTCAACCGATGGTGACGTTCAGTTATATTGGAACGCTGCAACACCTATACCTTTAATGTATTTAAATGGCAACGGTGAATATGACTCAGCAGGCAACTGGATTACAATTTCAAATAACTCAAAAGGAACAACCGGTTCTAAAGGTGATATTGGTGTTGTGACTAGAGGTATGGTTGCAAATAGTTCATATACAATTATTTTGGAACTACGCAAAGACAACGAACACTATCAACGTGGTCAGCTGAACGATCCTGCAGCGTTCAATTATCCACCTTACAGTATTCGTCCATAAGTTATAAGGCAATCAAATGAAACTTATTAGAGAACTTACCGAATCGGTCGAATACTTAACGGAAGAAAAAGATGGAAAGAAAACCCTTTACATCGAAGGTCCGTTTCTAGTAGCAGAAGCAGTTAACAAAAACAAGCGCATGTATAAAGAAGAAACCATGCGTAACGAAGTTAACCGTTATAACGAAGAATACATTTCTAAAAATCGTGCCTTTGGTGAGCTGGGACATCCAGACACCCCATCCATTAATCTTGACCGTGTGTCTCACTTAATCGTGGGTCTGCGCCAAGAAGGAAATGCTTGGATAGGCAAAGCAAAAATTCTTGAAACCCCTATGGGTAACATTGCAAGAAATCTTATCGAAGGTGGCGCACAACTTGGTGTATCATCACGTGGTATGGGTTCTCTTAAAATGGAAAACGGCATCAATGTCGTTCAAGGAGACTTTCATCTGGCCACAGCGGCAGATATTGTAGCAGACCCTTCTGCACCTGGAGCTTTTGTTCAAGGTATTATGGAAGGCAAGGAATGGGTGTTGGTGAACGGCATTTGGACCGAACAACACTATGATGAAGCTAAACAACAAATTAAGCAAGCATCACGCAAAGATATTGAATCTGTAAGTTTACGTATCTTTGAAAACTTCCTTAAAAAACTTTAAATATAAATATCCAATATAAATCAAGGAGATTCTCAAAATGGGAAAATTTAATCTGACAGACGCCGCTAAAGCAGTTTTAACAGAAGGTGCAAAAGAAAACTTTGAAGCTTCTGTAAGCCGTGGCCACAAAGATGCACCAGCTAAGTTGCCTACATCTGTTGCCTATGGCACAAAAGATGTTGGAGAAGTTGCTGGCGAAGTTAAGAAACAAGACGATGATGAAGGTGATTACACCAAAGGTGTTCCAACAGCAACACCACCAGGTGCAACACCACCAGTTGGTTCTCAACCAATGCAGAAACTATCTGGTCAACCAGGTGAGTCACAAGGTTCTGAACACAAAGCTGTTCAAGCTGACGCAACAGACTACAATGCAATTCGTGACCGTATCAAAGCCAAACTTGCTCCACAAATGATGAAAGCAAATCCAGGTGCAACATTCCAATCTTATGCTGAAGAAGAAGTTAAGGAAGATGAAGTTGTAGCTGAAGAAAAAGGTGAAGGTCATGAAGATGAGGCTGAAGATAAGAAACTTATCAAGTCTATGATGAAGAAACAAAAGATGAAAGAAGATATGGATGCAGACGTTTCTGCTCTATTGTCTGGTGAAGAACTTTCAGAAGAATTCAAATCAAAAGCAACTACAATTTTCGAAGCAGCAGTTATTGCTCGTTCACAATCCATTATGGAAGAAATCGAAGAAGCATTGTATGAAGAATTTGAAGTTGCAGTTGAATCAGTTAAAGAAGATTTGGCTAAGAAGTTGGATGACTACATCAACTACATGGCAGAAGAATTCTTCAAAGAAAACCAAATTGCAATCGAAAAAGGTCTACGTTCCGAAATCGTTGAAGATTTCATCCGTAGTCTAAAAGGTGTATTCGAAGAACACTACATCGACATTCCAGAAGAAAAAGTGGATGTGGTTGAAGAATTGACAACTAAGGTTGAAGAATTGGAAACTTCTATCAACGAAGAAATTGCTCGTAACGTTGAAATGAAGAAACAAATTAATGAGTTTAAAAAGAATGAGGCTATACATGCAGTATGTGAAGGCCTAACGCAGACACAAGTAGAAAAATTGAAAGCACTTGCAGAGAGTGTTGAGTTTACTACTGAAGAAGAATTCGGACAAAAATTGGAAACATTGGTAGATTCATACTTCCAACAACCAGTTAAGGCCGCAGTTAGTTCTGCTCTGAACGAAGAAGTTGTGGTTGAGGAAGACAACAAGCCATCTACTGGCGCTGTTGATCCACAAATCGCACAATACGCACAAATTATCTCAAAATCATTGGTTAAATAAATAAAATTTACCAATATAAGATACTAACAAGGAGAACTACTAAATGTATCTAACCGAAGAACTACAAAAGAAATGGGCACCTGTCCTTGAACACGAAGGATTGGAAGCCATTAAAGACCCATACAAGAAGGCTGTTACAGCTCTTGTTTTGGAAAACCAACAACGTGAAATGGCAGCTGCTGCTCAGCAGTTGAACGAAACAGCAGTTTCTGCTGCACCAACAAACGTTACAGGTTCTGGCATTCAGAACTACGACCCAATCTTGATTAGCTTGGTTCGCCGTGCATTGCCTAACTTGATTGCGTATGATGTTGCTGGCGTTCAGCCAATGACAGGCCCAACAGGTTTGATTTTCGCAATGCGTGCTCGTTACAATGCACAATCTGGTGCACCTGGTAACACAAACGAAGCATTCTTCAACGAAGCAAACACAGACTTCTCTGGTGCATTGTCTACTGGTAACCCATACGGTTTTGCTGGTAACAACACAACAGATATCCGCACAAACCCTGTTGCAGATTTGACTGCTAACCACTTCACAACTGGTATCGGCATGACAACATCTACAGCAGAAGCATTGGGTGCTGATACTGATAGTCCTTTCAAACAAATGGCATTCAGCATTGAGAAAGTTACTGTAACTGCTCAAAGCCGTGCATTGAAAGCTGAATACTCACTAGAACTTGCACAAGACTTGAAGGCAATCCATGGTTTGGATGCTGAAACAGAATTGTCTAACATTCTGTCAACAGAAATCTTGGCTGAAATCAACCGTGAAGTTATCCGCACAATCTATACTTGCGCTGTTCCTGGTGCTCAGTATGGCACAACAACTGCTGGTGCTTTCGACTTGGACACAGACTCTAACGGTCGTTGGTCTGTTGAACGTTTCAAAGGTTTGATTTTCCAAATCGAACGTGATGCTAACGTTATTGCTAAGCAAACTCGTCGTGGTAAAGGTAACGTGATGATTGTATCATCTGACGTTGCTTCTGCTATGGCTATGGCTGGTGTGTTGCAATATACACCTAACCTATCTGCTGACTTGCAAGTAGATGACACTGGCAATACATTTGCTGGTATGTTGCACGGTCGTATCAAGGTCTACATCGACCCATACTTCGGTGGTTACACATCTAACCAAGAATTGGTGACAATCGGTTATAAGGGTACTTCTCCTTATGACGCTGGTATTTTCTACTGCCCATACGTTCCTCTACAAATGGTTCGTGCAGTTGACCAGCACACATTCCAACCAAAGATTGGTTTCAAGACTCGTTACGGCATGGTTGCAAACCCATTCGCAACTGGTTTGACAACAGGTAATGGCGCATTGAACGCACGTTCAAACGTTTACTACCGTATCTTCCAAGTTAAGAACTTGATGTAATCCCCGTTAAGAGGGATATTTACAGAGGGTGCTTCGGCACCCTCTTTTTTTTGGCTCCTAAATACTGATAGAGGAGATAAAATGACAGCTTTAAATAGAAGTCCTGAGAATACAAACTTTCTACAACCGACAAAATACCTTTTGACGTTTGATAGAATTAGAACGACACAATACTTTTGTCAGACTGTTAATTTACCTGGTGTATCATTAGGTGAAGTTAATCGTGCTACGCCTTTTTTGGACATGTATTCTCCTGGAACAAAACTGACGTATGAACCATTGCAAATAGAGTTTATATTGGACGAAAAGTTGCAAGGATGGAAAAATCTATACGACTGGTTCTTAACAATGGCTGATCCTGAT